AAAGATTTTTATTGCGAACCATCCGGCAGATGGCTTTATACCTTAAACGGTAATAATTTATATCAACATTCCATAAATCCATCCACCGGCGCGCTTGCTTTTGTTAGGTTTGCTGCCGAATTAGCAACAACTATTACTGGTGATGCTGCCGGATTTTTTCTGTATGTAACTTCGGGGTCAGATGGTTCAATAAAAGTTTATTCAATTAACCAATCTACCGGCGAAGCCTCTCTTTTAACAACCGTTACAAATTCGTTGGGTGTCAACACTTACCCAATCATAACAAATAAAAATAGCAGATTTTTATATTTTATTAACCCAAACACCGCAAATTTTAATTCTTATTATTGCGATACTCTTGCCGCCGCTATAGATTTAACTAGCGCCCCTCCTATCGGCAGCACTACGCCTAACTCGGGGGCGTTTACTACTCTATCTGCTACCGGCTCCCTTACAGCCAGCGCGCAAGACAATACTGTCTCGGGATTTTATGTTGGGCGTGGCAGAGCAACTGCATACGCTACAGCAAAAAATGTCTATATAGGCACCGCGCCTGTTAGCAGTAACACTGGCTCCGATAATTTTGTTATTGGCTCTAACCTTCCTGCGCTTACTACCGGCAGTCAAAATATTTTTATTGGCGGCGGCAGCACGGGGAGCCAGCTTACGTCAGGAGCCAGCAATATTGCTTTAGGCAGTGGCAATCTAAACCTTACGTCCACTACAAGCAACAATATTGCAATTGGGCAAAACGCTTTACAAAACAACTCAGGAGCAGCCAACGTAGGCGTTGGTTCAAATACACTAGGCGCAAATTCAAGTTCTGGCGACAATTCAGCGTTTGGCAATAACGCTCTTATTTCTCTTACTGGCGTTAGTGCCAACCAAAACGTCGCAGTAGGGGCAACTGCCGCGCCTAATATAGCCACCGGAACAAACAATGTTTTTGTGGGATATAACACCGGAAACAGCATTACTTCCGGTAGCAACAACGTATATGTTGGATCGGGCATTGTTGGGCCAGCCACTTCAACCGGTATCACCGTACTTGGTCAAATTGGAACCCCGTCACCCACGCTAAACAGCAATCAGGCTCTGATCGCTGCGGGTGGTACAGAGATTCTTAGGGGGTCGGGCACCCTTCTTACTGCCCCCGGTAAAGTCACATCAAACGCAACCACATCAAGTTCTAGCACCACAGGCGCGTTTAACTACGGCACGCTGGGCTATAGCGATCTAAATAACTTAGCCACCTTCCAATCCTCAGTAAATACTTACAATCAGGTTGTAGTACAGAACACAAATAGCGGTACAGCCGCCTCTGCTGACCTAACGATCAGCAATAACTTAGGCACCGCGTCTACTTATTACGCAAACTTTGGCATCAACAGTTCCGGCTTTTCCGACACGGGGTCGCTTGGTTTGCCCAATGCTGTCTACGTCGCCTCTGCTGGCGGCGCTACGGCATCTGATCTTGTTCTTGGTACGTTCAGCAGTGCAGCGGCTGGCGCAATCCATTTTGTAATCAATGGTGGCGCTACAGACGCAGCCAACATCAATACATCAGGCCGCACATTTATTGGCGGCAGCACTTCCGCTACTGCGCTTTTGCATGTTGCAGCAGGCACAGCAACCGCAAGTACGGCCCCGTTGAAATTTACTTCCGGTACTAACTTAACGGCGGTGGAAGCCGGTGCGGTTGAGTACGACGGCACTAAATGGTACGCAACAACAGGCGAAACAGGATCAAGCCGTAGCGTTTTGGATAACGCTTATTACTATTACGTCAACGCAACAAGTGGCGCAATTGGCACTGCGATTGCAGATTTGTTTGCTAGTGCTGCATTTACGATGCAAGCCGGTGGCATCTACGCTATTGAGTGGCACCCGTATTTGACTAAAAGCACCGCGGGAACTTACGTCTTTACGGTTACCACAACGCAAACGCCGGTATCCGTCACCGCTGGCTTTATAAACGCTCAATCTGCCTTGACGGCAAGTAACGCCGTTGTGGCCAATGCCACAACTACTACCGCACTGCCAGCTACGGCCTCTATGGCTAACAGCTCGGTTGCGTATATTCCAGTGCGAGCGTTCATTACAGCTAACGCTACAACCGGCGGGACTGTAACTTTGCGGATTACTAACGGCGCGGGTACAGTAACGCTTGGTCGAGGCAGTCACATTATTGTGAGGCGTATGCCTGCGGGTACTACTACAGGCGCATTCGCGTAATAAGCCATGCTTGGCTTTAACCCAATATCCAGCGCGCCTATAAGCGCGCTGCCTCGGGCGGCTGCAACTGCAATAACGCTATCGGCTGACCCCGGCAGCTACAGCATTACCGGGTTCGCGGCCACTTTTGTAAGAACTTACTCGTTCTCTGCCGACCCCGGCAGCTACAACATTACGGGGTTTGCGGCTGATTTAACGTACACCCCCGCAGCTAGAACTCTTTTTGCTGACCCCGGCAGCTACAGCATTACCGGGTTTGCGGCTACGCTGGCAGCGGCGCGCGTTCTGTCCGCTGACCCCGGCAGTTACAGCATTACGGGTAGCGCGGCTACGCTTACAGCTATTCGGCAGTTGTCTGCTGACCCCGGCAGCTACAGCATTACCGGCAGCGACGCTACGCTAGCGGCTACTCGGGAGCTATCGGCTGACCCCGGCAGCTATGCCATAGATGGTCAAGCTGCCGCGCTCATCAAGACGTACAACCTGCTGGCAGACGCAGGCGCGTTTGACATTACCGGGTTTGACGCATCGTTTACCCGAGACACAACTTTTAGTCTTGATGCGGGTGCGTATAACCTTACAGGCTTTAACGCAACGCTTGCAAAGTTTTTGCCGTACCCTCCACCGTCTGATGTTCGTGACGGGGTGATCTATGGCCCCAACGGAATCTTTACTGGTACATTAGTAGCTACGTCCGGCGAGACATCAGTCGCCATTCGGTCTTTTACTAGGAAATTTTAATGGCACTCAATCTCAAAGCTGTAACGACCCGTTTGGGGTATCAGCAGATTACGACCGTTACGTCCGCTGTTGGGCTGACGGTTCCGACCCGCGACCTGAACGGCATGAATTGCAAACCCGCCATTGCACTGATCGTGGCAGAAGGCGCAGCAGTTCGCTGGCGCGATGACGATGTTGACCCGACTGCTTCGGTCGGTATGCCGCTGGCTATTGGTGTCACGCTGCAATACGACGGTGACTTGGGTAAGATCAAGTTCATTGAACAGGCAGCTTCGGCTAAGATTAACGTTTCTTACTACGCATAATCATGGACGTTTACAACGATTCCGGCTCAGTCGATTCGGCGAAGTTTCTTGACTACATCGCCAAACAGTTTCCTTCCGATCTGAAAGCAATGGTGTCGGCTAAGGATGAGCTTGCCAAACGGCAAGGCTCACTGACGGCTGTTGAAAATGCTCTTGCTGATCGTCAGAAAGCCAAAGAAGAATTGGACGTTGCTAAAGCTGAAGCTGCTGAATTGCGGTCAGCAGCTAAAGCTACTAACGACGGAGCGACCAAGAAAAAACAATCTTTGGATTTGCGGGAAAAAGATGTGAACGCCCGCGAAGTTGCGTTTGACACCAAAGTCAGCGTCAAGGAACAGGAACTGGTTGCTAGAGAAGCCAAGCTGGCTATTCAACAAGCTGACTTGGAAAACGAACAAGCCAAACTTGCTAAACTGCGTGATGCACTGCAACAAGAACGCGAAGCGTTTGATTCTCGCGTTAAGTCTTTTCAAGACAGGGTTGCATCACTCAGCGTTTAAGGTATATTAACGGCACTAGCGCCGACCGCTAGGGATTCTACGGAATCGAAATGGAAGACAATGAAGTTGTAGTACCAGCGGCGGTGGAAGTCCCCGCGCCGGAACCGGAGGCTACGGCAGCACCGGAACCCGAAGTAACTGAAGCGCCGGAACAGCCTAAGACTTTCTCGCAAGAAGAAGTCGATGCGCTGATTGGCAAGCGACTGGCCCGAGAACAGCGCAAATGGGAACGCGAGCGCGCGCCTGCGCCTCAGATTGCACCTTCCGGTGACGCACCGGTTCCTGAGCAATTCGACACTCTTGAAGCGTATGCCGATGCACTGGCTACGCATAAAGCAGAGGAATTACTCAGTAAACGGGAAGCGCAGAAAGTTCAGTCTGAAATGCTGGAAGCGTTTCACGACCGTGAAGAGAAAGCTAGGGACAAGTACGACGATTTTGAACAAGTTGTCTACAACCCGAAACTTCAAATTACGGAAGTGATGGCTGAAACGATTAGAACTTCGGATGTTGGCCCTGATGTGGCCTACTACCTTGGGTCTAACCCGAAAGAAGCAGAACGCATTTCCCGCTTGTCTCCTTTGCTGCAAGTGAAGGAGGTTGCAAAACTTGAAGCTAAACTTGCTGATAACCCTCCCGCTAAACGTACTTCAACCGCACCGGCACCTATTACGCCGGTAACCGCTAGGACAACTGGCTCGCCCGCTTTCGATACGACCGACCCCCGCTCTATCAAATCCATGTCCACTTCGGACTGGATCGAAGCAGAACGGAAACGGCAGATCAAAAAGATGCAAGCCAAACTTCATTAAGGAATGAACCGTGGCAAATAGTATTCTTACCATTGACATGATTACGAGGAAGGCTCTCGAAATTCTTGAGAACAACCTTGTGCTCACCCGCAACGTGAACCGTCAGTACGACGACAGCTTTGCTGTCGAAGGTGCCAAGATCGGTTCCTCACTGCGTATCCGTCTGCCTGACCGCGCGCTGGTGACTGACGGTGCTGCCCTGCAAGTGCAGGACGACAACGAGCAGTTCACCACCCTGACCGTTGCATCGCAAAAGCACATCGGCGTGAACTTCACGACCGCTGAACTGACGATGCAGTTGGACGACTTCGCTGAACGTGTTCTGAAGCCGCGTATCTCGCAACTTGCATCGAGCATCGACGCTGACGTTGCCAACGCATACAAGAACATCTTCGCGTCTGTCGGCACTCCCGGCACTACCCCCGGCACTTCACTGGTTCTGCTGCAAGCCCAGCAAAAACTGAACGAAGCCGCTGCCGTCATGTCGCCGCGCTACGCCACCGTCAACCCCGCAGCCAACGCTGCACTGGTTGAAGGCATGAAAGGTTTCTTCAACCCCACCGACACCATCAGCGCCCAATTCAAAAACGGCATGATGGGCACTGGCGTGCTGGGCTACAACGAAATCAACATGTCGCAGTCGATCAAAGTGCATACGAATGGCGACTGGGGTACGACGATCACTTCGACCAATACCATTAGTGCCCAAGGCACCACCTCGCTGCCGATCAGCTTCACCGGTTCCAGCAAGACTTGGAACGTGGGTGACGTGTTCACCATCGCTAACGTGTTTGCGGTCAACCCGCAGACCCGTGAGTCCACCGGCTCGCTGCAACAATTCGTTGTGACTGCCGCTGCGACTGGCTCTTCGACTGCCACCCTGTCGATCAGCCCCGCGATTTACACTTCGGCTTCGGCACTGGCTACGGTCAATTCGTTCCCGCAAGCCGCCGCTGCTATCACGATGCTTGGCTCGGCTGCGACTCAGTACCCGCAGAACCTTGTGTACCACAAGGATGCGATTACCTTCGCCACCGCTGACCTGCTGATGCCCCAAGGTGTGGACATGGCCTCGCGTCAAGTTCACAACGGCATTTCGATGCGTATTGTTCGCCAGTACGACATCAACAATGACCGTCTGCCTTGCAGGATTGACGTTCTGTACGGCTTCTCGACAATCCGCCCGCAAATGGCTTGCCGTATTTTTGGCTAATATTCAAAGG